AATATTCTTGAAATTAATAACATAAATTTTAGACAAGAAGTAACTTTTACTGATTTAAAAGTTATTAGAAAATTAAGATTTGATTTTGGGATTTATGATAATAATAATAATCTTATTAGATTAATTGAATTTGACGGTAAACAACATTATGAAAACCAAGATTTTTTTCAAGATTTGCAATATATAAAAAATAATGATAAAATAAAAAATGATTATTGCAAAGATAATAATATTCCTTTAGTACGTATCCCGTATTGGGAAAAGGATAAAATTACATTAGATACGTTATTAGGAGATCAATATCTGGTATGAATAATATAGGAACAAATGATTTAACTAAAGAACTCAGTACAAATTTCATCGAATACGCAGTCGCTTGTAATACTGACCGTGCCATTCCAGATGCAAAGTCAGGCCTTAAGCCAGTAGCTAAACGCATTCTTTGGTCAGCTTTTGAAGAGGGTAGAACCTCATCTAAACCTCATGTAAAAGCAGCTAGAATTGTCGGTGATGTAATGGGTAAATATCATCCCCATGGAAATTCTTCTATTTATGGAGCTATGGTAAGATTATCTCAACCTTGGGTTATGAGGTATCCACTTATCGACTGGCATGGTAATAATGGTAATATAGCTGGCGATGGTCCTGCCGCTGAACGTTATACAGAAGCTAGATTATCAAAGATTGCAGAGGATGGATTATTAAATGGAATTAAGAAAGAAAATGTAGACTTCGTTTCCAATTATGACGAGTCTCTTAAGGAGCCTGTTACTCTCCCAAGCGCTTTTCCTAATTTGTTGTGTAACCCTAATACAGGTATTGGGGTCGCAATGGCTTGTAATTGGGCTCCCCATAATTTAGTGGATGTCGGGAACGCCATTATGTCTTACTTAGATGGTGATGTTCATGTACTGTTACCTGGACCTGACTTTCCAACAGGAGGTTTAATTATAAATAAAGATGATATTCCTCAAATTATGGCAACTGGTCATGGAACAGTAAAACTCAGAGCAAGATATAATGTTGAAAAAGATAAAATTATTTTTTATGAAGTTCCATATGGCGAAACAATTGAGGACTTGATCGAAGAAGTTGGAGCAGCATCAGAAGCAAAAGAAATAGAAGGTATTGCAGATATACATGATGAAAGTTCTAAAAAAATTAGAATTGTAATTACTTGTGAACCGGGTTATGATCCAAATAGAGTAGCAGCTAAAATATATGCTAAAACAGGTTTCCAAACAAGTTTTAGTTATAATCAAGTTGCTTTAATAGATAAAATACCTACAGAATTAAACTTAAAAGATGCAATTAAGATTTATGTAGATCATAATATTGAATGTATTATAAAAGAAACTCAATTTGATTTAACAAAAGCAAAAGCAAGATTAGAAATAGTTGAAGGTTTACTTAAAGCCCTTGAAGATATTGATAATATCATTGCACTAATTAAAGCATCAGAAAGTGCGGCGGCCGCTAAAGAAAACCTTATCGCTAAGTATGATTTCACAAACAATCAAGCGAAAGCGATTTTAGCTATGAGATTATCTTCTTTGGCAAAATTAGAAAAAGTTGAATTGCAAAAAGAAAAAGAATCATTGATTCAAAAAATTGATGAATTAACAATGATTCTTAATAATAGAGATAAACAAGTTGAAATTTTAAAAAAGCGTTTATCTGAAATTGTTTTTAAATATGGTGATACTCGTAGGACTGAATTAGTTCAAATTGATGAACCTAAAGAAGAAAAAACTAAAGCTGAAATCATTCCTGAGGATGTTGTAGTAATAGTTAGTAGAACTGGTAATATTAAAAGAGTTCCAGTGAAGAGTTTTAAAGTACAGCATAGAAAAGGTGTTGGAGTAAAAACCCTAGATGATGCTATTTTATATGTAACTACAACTAATACTACAGATACTTTAATTATCTTTACTTCGATAGGTAAAATGTATCGACTTGCAGTTGATAAAATTCCTGAGGGAACTAATGGTTCAAAGGGAATTAACTTAAAAACAATATTCTCATTTGAGCAATATGAAGATGTACAGGCTATTACTAGTATAAAAGAAGAAGCGACACAAAATGTTGTTTTCTTTACTAAAAATGGTTTAATTAAGAAAACGCTATTTAGTGAATATGCTTCTACTAAAAAGACAACTGGTATTCAAGCCATTAAATTAAAAGATAATGATGAACTTCTTTCTGTTTCATTTATGAATGATGAAGATATTTTTATAGTAACTGAAATGGGTTATATTATAAAAGTAGCTACAAAAGATATAAAAGCAACAGGAAGAGTAACTTATGGAGTTAAAGGAATTGGTTTAAAAGATGGAGATGGAGTTGTTGCTGCATTCCCCGTTTCTGACAGTATTGGAATAATTACCGGTGAAGGAAAAGGTAAAAGGATGAAAGCAAATCAATTTATCATTCAGAACCGCGGCGGTCGGGGTGTAAACTGTATTAAGCTAGATTCAGATGACGGAGTGGCGGCCGCAGTCCCTATTCCTAAAGGAGCAATGAATGATTCGCTTTTGATAGTTGGTAAACCAAATTCTATTTGTATTCCTCTTGTTGAATTACCTGAACAGACTAAAATTGGCGGAGGAATTAAAGTTATTGAACGAAGTAATGTTTATACGGCAGTAAGACTGGAGGGAGGTTCAATATGATACAAATGTTATATAAGCCTTTTCAGAAATGGTCAGAAAAAGGAAGTGTGTATCTAATTGGGGATACACACTTTGATGACCCTGATAGAAAGTTTATGGGATATGATTTTTCTGAAGAAGTGCAGATTTCTCGACTTAAAGAACGTTGTCATAAAAATGACACTTTGATTCATCTTGGGGATGTAGGAAACCCCGAGTACATGAATCAGCTAAAATGTTATAAAGTATTAATTATGGGCAATCATGATAAGTCTAAAACTGAAATGGAAAAATATTTTGATGAGGTATATGAAGGGCCTCTTTGGATTGCACCAAAGATTGTATTATCACATGAACCTATTCGTATTACTTCAGGTTTTTGGGATGAAATATGTTTTAATATACATGGTCATGACCATAGCGGATGGGGAGCTAGCTCTAGTGACAATCATTTAAATTTAGCTCAAAATATAGCTGGTTATCTACCTTATAATCTAAAACATATCATTGAAGATGGTACTATTAAACGAATTTCTGATATACATAGAGTAACTATTGATAATGCTTCTTTACGAAAAACGGTAGATAGACTTGCAGAAACTCATGAAGAATATTTAGTTTCTAAAGAAGATTTAGCCGCAGCATTAGAATTGAAAGAAGGAAAAATATGAATAAAATAGATAGAATGAGAGAATTAATTTGGCAATTAAATGAAGCTACAGAAGCATATGATGCAGGTAAACCCTATATGTCAGATGAAAAATGGGATGATATGTATTTTGAACTTCATGAACTAGAGAAAGAAACTGGTATTATTCTAGCTAATTCTCCTGTTCATAATATTTACTATGCAAATAAAACGGGACCTCTTGAAAAAGTAACTCATAATCATCCTATGTTATCTTTAGATAAGACCAAAGAAATAGATGATATTATAGCTTTTGGTAAAAATCATAATTTAATTGCTATGGCAAAAATGGATGGATTAACTTGTTCCATTCGTTATATAGATGGTAAATTGGTATCTGCAGAAACTAGAGGAAATGGAATAGTTGGAGAAGATATTACTCATAATATTATTGTGGTAAATGGAGTCCCTTTAACTATTCCTTTTAAAGAAGAATTAGTAGTAGACGGGGAAGTTATTTGTACTTATGAAAACTTTGAGAAATTTAAAGATGAATATCGGAATCCTCGTAATTTTGCGGCTGGCAACATTAGAAGATTAAACACTCAAGGGTGTACAGAAGCAGGATTAACTTTTATTGCTTGGGATTGCATAAAAGGAATGGAAGATTCTAAAACTTTATCAAATAAAATTTTTAGGCTAGAAGATTTAGGTTTTATATTTATTCCTCTTATCGGTATTCTTCTCTCTTCTATAGACAAAGATAGTATTGAATATGTTATTAATTCAATAAAACAAACAGCAAAAGAAAAAAGTTATCCTATTGATGGTATTGTTTTTAAATATGACAACATAGAAGAGTATGAAGCTGCTGGACGAACAGATCATCATTTTAAAGGCGGGCTTGCTTATAAGTTTTATGATGAAGTTTATGAAACAACAGTAAAAAACATCGAATGGTCAATGGGAAAAACTGGTCAATTAACTCCCGTTTTAATTTATGAAGATATTAATATTGATGGAACTATTTGTAATAGAGCAAGTTTACATAATATTAGTATCATGACCCAATTAATGGGGGGTGCTTATCCAGGACAAAGAGTGTATATTTATAAAGCAAATCAAATTATTCCTCAAGTAGATTCTGCTCAATTAGATAATCCAATGAAAGTTCCTGGAATACAAATTCCTAAAGTGTGCCCTTATTGTGGAGCATCAACAGAAATAAGAAAAGAAAATGAATCTGAAACTTTATGGTGTACTAATCCAAGTTGTAGCGGTAAACTAATCAATAGACTAGATCACTTTTGCGGAAAGAAAGGTCTTGATATAAAAGGTCTTTCTAAAATGACTCTAGAAAAACTCATTAATTGGGGATGGATTACAGAATTAAAAGATTTATTTACTTTATCTGAACATAAACAAGAGTGGATAAATAAAGCAGGTTTTGGTGAAGCGTCTGTTGATAAAATTTTAAATGCAATTGAAACTTCTCGTACTTGCACAGGTGAAAAATTCGTTTGTGCATTGGGTATCCCGCTTATTGGTAAAGTAGCTTCTGAATCTTTATTAAGATATTTTCTAACATATAAAAATCTTAAAAAAGCAATAGACGAAAAAAGTACAGATTTATATGATGTGGCGGGCGTCGGTGAAGTGATGATTTCAACCTTGCTCAATTATGATTTTACTGAGGCTGATTTCATTTTTGATAATTATATCACCGAAGAAAATGTAATTTATGTAAATAAAGAAGAAGGTAAATTAAAAAATAAAGTTTTTGTTATTACGGGTAAATTAAAAAAGTATAAAAATAGAACCGAATTAAAAGCTATTATTGAAAAAGAAGGTGGAAAAGTTACTGATTCAGTAAGTAGCAAGACTTCTTATCTGATTAATAATGATATAAACTCAACTTCTAGTAAAAATAATAAAGCCAAAGAACTTGGTATTCCTATCATAACAGAAGCAGATTTTGTCGATTTAATTATTTGATTTGTGAAAAAATTTTTGATATAATAAAATTATGAATAAGGAAGAACTTAATAAAATCGCAGAACAAATTATTGATCTAGAGAAAACCATGTAGAGCAGAAACATGAAGGACGAAGTTGTTCAAAATGGTATGGCTGAAATGGATAAAATAATGGACCCTCTTTCACCTCAAGATTTGATGAAACTGGCTATGATGCTAGAAACAATGTTTTGTGAGAACAAGGAAGACAACTGAATATTGATTTTTATAAAAAATTATTATATAATAAAAGAAAAACAACAAATAAGGAGAATTTAAAAATGGGCAAATTTAGTTAGAACGCAATTAAGGTAAAAGATTATGTTGTTGAGCATGAAGCTGAGCATATCACAGCTGCTATGATCGCAGAAGGAACTGGCTTAGGAGTTAGAAGTGTTAACGCTATCCTAACAGCAGCTTTCACAAATCATAAGGAAGAGACAGGCGAAGAGGTTGATGGTAAGAAGGTTAAGGAAGTTAAACCTCTTATGGTGAAAATCCCTGGTGAGCTTGAAATCACAGAAGACGGCAAGATTAGACATGAAAAGGCTAACTTCATTGAATTTACCGAATACGGCAGAGGATATGATTACGAAGCATAATTGAATGAAGGAGCGACTGGGTTGTCGTATAG